TCATATGCAGGAGAAATACTGATACAAAATGTATCTTTTGAGAAACCAGGTTACAACGCTATACGCATAAACAATACCGGCGGCACGTTTATATTGCTAAAAAATAATAAATATAACGGTTGTCGTGATACCGGAGGTACCAGTACAGGAGCACTTTATATACAGGGCAGGGGAAATTCTTCATATATATTTGAGGCCGATGGAGAATACGGTACGACAACCCCTAATAACGGGGGCAACGTAGTAGTCTGTTGGAGCTCTCAAGATGTGGGTCACTCTAGGTACGTTTCGTATAACACAAAATACGTTACACCGCTTAACCCCTGCTGGGCCGAGTCAATCGTACCTTTTGGCATAGATTCTGGCGATGTCTATGATACCAGAATACAATCGGTGCAGCCCACACAAACATTTGAGGCGCATAATCCGACAATAGACGGTTCTCCGTCCAATAGTATAGCCCTTATACACGGCGGTGGTACATTAGAAAATGCTGAACACCCAACAGTTCCCCGTGGCAATTCGAATATTAAGATGAAGATTACCCCGTATGCTGCTCTTGGAGAAACTAAAGTCAATTTGACCATGCCTCTTGTTGCCTATGCTGCGGCAGGAGAACAGGTAACCGTGTCCGTATATATGCGGAAGAATGTTTTGCAGCCGGAGAGTGATAAACCAACTTTGTGCTTGTGGGGAAATGGCAAATATATTGCCAGCGCAATGTCTGACTCTGTTGATACATGGGAGAAAGTAGAAATAAGCTATATAGCCGATTATGATGGTGTTTTCGTGTCTTGGATTACTTGTGCTAATAACCTTAAGTATTCCAAAAGCAGTACTACGGGCAGTGCTGAATTTGGTGAGCCAGCAACTTTTGGTACAGTGATTGTATACGTAGACGAATTCGCTTATTCCGTAAGTTCGTGAGGATAATGTAATGGGAATCATTTTTTGGGGTTCGTTTCCATACATAACACCTGATTCTCCATTCTTTTGGGGAAGTATGCCGGCTGGGTTTACTGCCATGCCGCAGGATGCTGTCGGTTCTTTGGGTTATAAATACGCAGTATGCAAAGACGATACGAGCGGTTTAGGATATCGATTCAATGTTCCTCCTCCGCGCAGGACAGCAAGCGGAGTTTCTGCTAATGATCGACAGAGGTTTGCTGAAAATTTAGCTGTCGAGCGCGATGAACCATCTCAATTGCTAGTAGTTCCAGAACCACGAGAAACTGCAGAAGCTGACGAAATAACAACTAAAAAAGAGCAACTAAGCGCCGCAATTGCCAAGTTTGAGGATTTCTTAGGTGCGGCTGAGCAAATGCAGAAGTTGTTGGGTGAGAAACTAAAGAATCGACAAGTACGTATAGATCCTAAGAAAAATCCAGCTTTACGAGAGGCGATTAGGAGAGTTTTTGGAATAGATTCTGATACTGTAACGTATGATATGTTTAAACAGGCCCTGGAAATGAGATCTAAGATGGTCCAGGAAGGAAGAGAGGTTAGCTTTGGCACCGGGAATAAACGTTGATATAGACATGGATAGTTTTGAAGAAGTAGATAAACAACAGTCGTACTGGAAGCTATTTCCTTATATGGCAAAAGATTTTGTAACCATTGCGGATTTTATGACCGTAATGGCCTCTCTTTGGGCGCCTTCCGGTGGAGGTAAAGTTACCTTTGTGCCCACTTCTGCGGCTGCTGGTTCATTGACCTCGGCTTATACAGCTGCCGCCAAAACTGGTGGCGCGGTACGCGAAGAGGTTATCGCGGGCCTAGAGAAAATAACCAGTGGTGAGTAGTAATGAGCAATCCATTTCTGGTACAAGACATAAATACAATTATTGACGCTTTTGCCGATCCAGTAGACCCCGGGGAACCTACTGTTGGACAAGCGGTTTTTAGTGGTATAGTAAATTTCCCTGATTGGTTTAAGGCGTATGACTGGGGCAGCGGTAGCATAGCTATGGCATCCAATGACCTGCAACAGCAGATGGATGACGCGAAGAGCTCGATAGACGCCCTATATGGTTACGGTACAGCTAATAAACCAGCTGTCATGCGCGACCTGAACATGGGTCTAGTAGTTCAGGGTGTCAATATCCAGAACACCTGGCATACGATAGCCAATTCTGGGACGGTTGGCGAAGCAATGATGACCGCATTTGCCGATTGTGTTCCCTGCAAGGATAGGATACTTGCTTTATTGGCAGTAAATCCTATCGAAGATCTAATGAGTGTTTTTAGCAGAAGCTATGAACGGATGATGAATTTTGTGGTCAGATTATTTGATTTAATAATCGGCGACCACAGTGTGCAGGTTTTTGCTGATTTTTGTAGTCTACTAAAATTTCTCAACTTTATGTGCGTACCAGATTTGGCCAGGATGCTAATTATATTATCTAATCTGGTAACTAAATATACCATCAAGCTCAAAGACTTAGAGGTAACATTTGCAGCCATATTGGGTAGACTCATGGGGCCGGCGCTAACACCACTCGCTTCCCTGCTGGATAAATATATACAATTAATCATTGCTCCCATAGAGTGTGTAATTACCTCGCTAGATGCCCAGTTGCATAGCTTAGATGTCGTACAGGCTTGGAAAAAGGGATTTGGCAAAGACGAGGACGCAGAACGCACCTTTTCACTGAATGCCGTGGCTGGCCCATTGCAATCTCTTAAAAAATATTTAACGGATGCCGCTGACGAAGTAAAGTTCGAGTTCGAGAAGTTACAAAAGAATATTGATGACTGGCTTAGCTTTATGGACGAGCGAGACAAGAGGCTATTTGATGTAGCTACTCATATCAACAATGTAGCCAAACTGATTGGCGTCATACAAGCTGTCATTCTAGCAATACAACAGGGAATCGTTGTGTGTGGTCCCAAAGAGGGAACCACAGAAGAGAGTCTCGGAGGATTCTTTAATAACTATATAGGTCCCAACTTCAGTGTTGACATCAGTATTAAAGATGGGAATGCCTATATACAACAACAAGTACCAGAGGGTTTGGATAAGCTGATTCGGGCTGTTGCAACATATAAAAAAGAACAGAAAAACAAAGATTTGCCTAGTACTGCGGAGAGTAAAGTGCCAGAAGCTGATATTGGAAGGATTGTAGTGCCTCTGCGTAATTGTTTATACAGCGTAACCGATAATGAACTGGCCAAGGTAAAAGACTTGCTCGGCAGTTTCCAGGAGGGTGGAGCGTAAATGCAATCGCACAAGAAAACTCGTAAACATGTGGCTAAAGTTGCTAAGATACTGCGGGATACCCCAGATTCTGTCGAAAAACAAGCCGACGCCAGATCTAAGGACAGGGTGATCGTTGCTAAGCTAGCTAAGATAAGTAGCCCTGTTTTATCCTTCAATAGACGTTCTGGCGTTAACGAATTCGAACAACCTGAATACGACATGGCTGAGGTAGGAAGAATCAGGGATGTAGAAAGTTATGTCCAGCGAGCGTTTTCTCAAAAAGAAGGCCTGATGTTCAAAGAGGGTTGGGAGCTCGTTGGCAAAAATCCTAAAACAATCCAGTACATAAAAAGTCGTTTTGAGCAAATCTCTGCAGTTACTAGCTTTCCTATGTTTAGCGTTATCGTGGGTCTCGGTGAAGATTTAATTGGGTTTTCCAATGCGTTTCTGGTTAAGGTTCGGAACATAAACGCCAGTGGTGGTAGGACTAGAAGGGTTGTTGGCAAACAAACAGCACTCGAACCAGTCGCTGGCTATTTTCCTGTTCCGGTAAGTACCATGAGATTCAAACGTAGCGATACAGGAAAGTTGCTTAGATATCGCCAGGAATTACCCAACGGAAAGTCTAAGGAATTTAGCCCCGACGATGTTATTCATATCTATTTTCATAGAAAAAAGGGATTTCTTGTAGGTACACCTGTACTAATTCCCGTTAAAGATGATATCCGAGCTCTCCGTAGAATAGAAGAAAATATTGAACTACTTGTTTATCAACACCTTTTTCCTCTATATCACTACAAGGTTGGTACCGAAAATGCTCCTGCCAAGGAATATGCCGATGGTACACGAGAAGTAGATGCTGTAAAACAGCAGATAGAAATTATGCCAGCAGAGGGGATGATTGTTACTCCTGAGCGGCATGAAGTGAAGGCTATTGGCGCCGAGGGTAGAGCCCTGCGAGCAGAGGGTTATTTGCAACACTTTAAGCAAAGAATTTTCGCCGGGCTAGGTGTATCTAGTATAGATATGGGAGAATCAGATACAAGTAATAGAAGTACTGCTGATACTCTTAGCCGTAATATCGTAGACGACGTAAAACACTATCAATGTACTCTCGAGACGTTCATAAACGAATATATTATCAAAGAGTTGTTGCTAGAATCTACCTTTGCCGATCCCACTTCCGAAGACAACATGGTATATCTTCGGTTTACCGAAATTGACGTAGATGCCAAGATAAAAGTAGAGAATCATGCAATAAATTCATTCAATAGCAACGCTATAACTCATGGCGAACTACGGCGTATTTTTGGCCAGGAGCCATTAACCGAAGATGGATGGGCGGATACCTTTTGGGAACGGATTGAGAAGCAGAAAGCACTTATACAGGCCGTCGACGAACCATATAGCAATTCCGCCAAAGCTGCTGCTGGTAAACGCGCTCAGGGCGCCGCTAATGCCGCGCAGGGCGTAGTTACTCCATCTAATCAGCATGGTACCAAGACTGGCCCTGAAAAGCGTAAAAGTAGTTTCACCATTGGAAACATGGTTGACTCAAACAATAGAATCACTAAACTTTATAGTGATTTACGCGATAACGCCTTGGCGTCTATAGCACATGGCTCGTTCAAAGATGACTGGTTTAAACAATTAGCGTTGGCTACGGGGACCATGATGTATGACAAGATGGCACCCTTGGTGAGGTTAGATTTCCGCAATGGATTCAAGGAAACTAAGGGTGACATTGAGAGTGCCAATCTAGCTGGGCCAATAAAAGTATTAGAGGCGCGGGTTCAGCGTATTGTTAATCGTTACGTAGAGACGCTGATTAATAGAGTACTTGGCGCAACTAACCAAAGTGATACACCGGAAGATCGTTCTATAAAGGTAGCGGCGGTTTTTGACGCCCTACATGCCAGAAGCATGTTCATCTATGAGTCAGAGCGCAATAAGGCTAGAAATTACGGATTGTTACATGGATATTTGGCCAATGGGTATACTTTAGCAGAGGTAGATGTGGCGACTGATGCCTGTGACGACTGTGTTGCCAAAAAAACCAATAAAATCCATCTGGTAACTGCTACCCTGGACGATATTCCTGGATTTCATCCCAATTGTCAGTGTAAAATTAAGCCGGTTAAGGAATAATAGTTAACAAACTATCGAAAACAATGGCAATGTCTGTTCTTGTCGTTCTATAGTAGGGTGATACGTAAGTAACTGACCTGCTTTTGTTTTCGCAACCACTTTAGGAGTGATAAAGAAAACATGAGTAACTTCGTAAGGTTATGGGATACGGTAACGATTGTACCTAGCGCCATAGACCAGTTCAAGGAAATTATTAAGGACAATTTTTTCGCTACCTCATCTGGTCGTACGCTACGAGTAGATATTGTAGCTACTCACGCGGGCCGTCTAACACGTAACTACGGGTTCTACCTCCCTCAAAAAATGAAAGAGGGAGCTATAACTATGGTCAAGGAATACAATAAACCTATTCTAATCCATCACAACTCCCATGAAGACCCAATTGGTCGTATTGTAGCAGCCAGATATGTAGATACATCAGCCGGTCTTACTCAAGATGCCGCGTTAGCCAATCTAATGAAGGACTTGTGTGAGAAGCAGGTTCCTTTTGCCACTTCCTTGTCCATGATAGATCAACTAAGGGATTCCGGCGTACTGGATGATCCTTCATACCCCGGCCTAGGACACATATTGGCTACTGCTGAGATCACCGACGAAGACGCCATTAAAAAAATCTTGGATAAGCGGTATATGACGACCTCTATTGGTGTTACTACCGACAAGGCTATATGCTCTATCTGCAAGCAAGACTTTGTTTCAGAAGGGGTTTGCGACCATAGACCCGGCAAGATGTATGACAATCAGTTGGCTTTTATTATTGCCGGCAACTTGAGTTACGAAGAACTATCGTTCGTTAACGTACCGGCGGATTCGTTGGCACGAGTTGTCACTGTTAATAACGGAGTCGCGCAGGATTCTATTATTGTCAAAGAATCCAAACAAACATGTAATGTAAATGCCAACTTCTATTTTGCCGAGAGCGTGGGAGGTACAAGCATGGATAAAGCAAAGGAAGCCTGGGACAAGTTGTCTCAGTTGATTGTACTTGAGGAGACCAAGAAAGAGGATAAGATCGTGGCCCTGAAGAGTTTTATTGAGGAATTCAAGGAAGGGGATTTGGTTAAGCTAGCTCAGGACGAACTTGGTAAACTAGAAGTAGTAGATGCCGCTCCCAGTCCCAATCCAGAACCTGCTCAGAAACAGGATGAATTGCCCAAGCAAGAACCTGTAGTCGAGAAGCAAGAGCCCGTGGTTGAGCTAGATGAATCAGATAAGCATTATGATGCCATGATCGAGTTTGGGTATAGCTTGTCGCTATTCGATGAAGATTTTGAAGATGCCAAGTTGACCCCGGAACAACGAAAAAAGATGGCAAAATCAACGTTTTGCAAGCCTGGGGAGCGCAAGTATCCTGTGCCAGATTGCAGTCACGCCCGTGTTGCCATGGCTTATGCCAAGAAAAACAACGAGTCTACCAGCGTTGTTGCTTGTATCCGGCGTAAGGCTAAGGCTCTTGGGTGCCCATTTAATGGAGAGAAAGATGCTTTTGAGAAGTGGGAACAAACCGAACTAGCCGAGATTCTTAGTGATTTGGAGAAGCGCGAGAAGGGTAATTCTGCTGA